AATGATGCATCACGAAACCAAACATCTTTTGTAGGTTTTAATCTACCAATATCAATATTAAAGGATGCTTTCATGTCTTCAATTGTTTTACCTGAATATGAAGTGTGAAAAACAATACCCATTTTTGCCGCTTTAATATTTTTTGCTAAGATTGATTTAGAAGGCACTGCATAAACAATTGTGTTTGGCTGAAATGTTACATACTGCTCACCATCAATTTCTTTTTCTTCAAGATCATCATTCGTGAACATCATATCACCTTGCAATAATCCATCTATACCAAGTTTTGGTAGATATCGTAAAGCAAGTTTCAACTTCTCATTAAGTCCTTCACCAGGATGATTGGTGTCAATATCATCATCTGTATAATTTAATTTTGGATTTTTTGCAAATACACCTTTTGTACCCACAAAGAATTTACCATTTTCAGGATTGATTCCTGCATATAGTGCCGGTGCACCATCAAACTTGGTTCTAAGGATAAGTGAACCTCTGGCCTCTGCCAATAGGTTTTCTTCTTTCTCCAAAGCAAACATATCTCTCAATGAGATTAGAAAGTTGATAGCATTTCTGGTACCAGCAACACCACCTTCTAATACGGCATCCTCAATATGTGTGAGGTGACGATCTTTCTCTGCTGCTGCTTCTTTGAGATATTGTGATAATTTGATCATTATAGGAACTCGTAGTCGCACATAATATGTGATGGCGCAATACCCGATTGTTTATTTCGGATATTCCATTTTAGTCTAAACTTTTTTGTTGTAACAATCATGTCAACTCTCTTTGCTGAACCTTTTGTAGGGTAATATATTTGAATAGTATCAGATGCCAAGGTAGAAGCGGTTTTTAGGAAACTTTCTGTCATTTCTTGCATATGAATATGGTTTTTATTATCAAGGTGCAACAGATAATAATCATAACCGATAGCAGTCTTGATAAGATTTTCCATCTTCGTCTTATCAGGCTTGAATTCCACAATTTCTTTTTCCGATTTTCTTTTCTTTTCACCGGGTTGTGGTTCTACATAATTGGTAAATACCTTCTGGAATTTTACAGGGTCAATACCAAATGTTTTGAAAATGGCCATGGCATATGGAAGATCGGAGAAATCTGCCTGTTTACCTTTGACAAATTTATCTCTGGGGAAAAATTTACCAACACCAGAGTTCATAAAGGTTACAGTTGAACCATACTTTAGTGAAAGGTGTATAGTTCTTTTATTGGTAACAACATTGATATCTGATAAAGCAGAACCGATTTTAGTTGATCTGGCCGCACCTCTAACAGAAACATACAACTGATCACCAGTAATACCTAATGGACGAGGAGTATTTTCTTGACCGACCTTTTTAGCACTCTTGATCTTTTCTTTTGATGCTGCTAACATATCGGTAAATTGTTTCATAAATTCAGGATAGTTATAGTTTTTGGCAGTGAAAGGATAACCTGCGGTAAGATAGTTTTCAAAGTCTGTCACCAACTTATCTTCAAACTCATTACCTTTGTTGCCTTTACCACCTTTGGCAGCAATCATCTTACCATTGATGAATATATCCGATCCTGTGAAAGCAACAGCAGGTCGGGTGGTACCTCCGAATTGTGGTTTGAATACTGCCTTCAATTTTGGAAGTTTTTTAGCAAGATCATTGAGTACCGTTGGTCTTTGATTCTTGGCGTAGGTTTCTGGTATGTATAGCAAAAACTCTTTACCTCTCGCACTGGGAGGTATAAAGTAAAAAGTTTTTGCCTTTGCTTTAGAAAAATCAAAAGTCTTACTAATGGCAACATATCCGAGTTTTTGAAGTGCGTCGGTTACATTATCTACAGTAGCTTTAGTTGTTGCTGGTGCTTTTGCCATAGGACCTCAATAAGAGTTTATTTCTCTTATATTTAGTCATAATCGGTCAGCAATAACTCCATACGCTTTGGTTGGTTCTTACGATAATTGGCCGAATTAGAACGCATGGTATATGTGAGAGGAAACTCATGGTGATTCCATAGTTCTGTAGGGAACCGATCTTTCACCGATTGATCCGCATTATAAGAGATAGCAATATTGGGGCCCATTACTTGATTACAATGTTGGGCGAATAGGTCGTGATCAAACCCTTTGTGCATAGCACCTTTCTTACCGTATAGATTGGAACTAATCTCGTATGGTGGGTCCAGGTAAATAAAGGTATCGTCATCATCAAGGCCAGATTCCAATAGAGTTTCATAAGACTGGTTGGTAATCTTCCAGTCCTTGATAATCTTACCATACTCTTTTAGATCCTGAATACCTTTTAGAGTAAAGTTACCCTGTGAGGCCTGTTTAGAGAAAGACGAGGACTCGGTCAGACCGGAGAATGAACACTTATTGACAATCCAAAATGCCTTGGCCTTAGTAAAGTCTGTTTCATCTGGATCGTTTAGTATCTCCTTATTGGCCTCAAACAATTCTCTGGCCAATATTTCTGTACCAAACAAGGTTTTGGATTCATATAACTCATCTGATAATAGAACAGGATCAATCTGTAATTGTCTCCAAAAGTTATAGAGAGGCCAGTATAGGTCATTGACCCACACACTTTCAAGATTATAGTTTTGAGTCATCCATAAGGCAACAGAACCGCCCCCGAGGAACGGTTCCCTATAATGCTTTACATTGAATGTTGGAGGAAAGTAAGGCGACATTTTACCCATCGCCTTGCTCTTACCACCTGGATATCTCAACGGAGTTTTTAGTCTACTCATTAATCTGCCTCAATAAAACGGATCAAGTCCTCAGGTTTCACCATGATAAACTTCTCACCATTATACTTCTTTGCGATCTTCTCGGCAACCTTTTTGGCTGCTTCTTTTTCATCATCTTTCCTCATCAGGGCCGCCGTTGCCTTTACCTGTGCTACCTCTTGCTGTAGTTCCTTAATCCGCTTTTCATACTCTGCCTTATTGGTAGGTTGAAAGTTCTCCTGAAACCCTAACCAAAAGTCACGAATAGCAGCATCACGACCAACATTAGGTGGCATTTTTAGTTCACCAGTATCAAGGTTGATAGTGATTCTACCCAACTTACCTTCAACGGAGATTTCTGCTGCCGGTTTGACGTTACCAATACTAAAAGGGCCGGCGGGTCCGTTAGCACCTGTGACATAACTACCATTCTGAATAGCACCTATGGCACCAGTTGAACCTACATTCACGGAATCTACCCAATCATCACCATTATATACCTCTGGTTTATATGTATTTGGGTTTATCCGTCGGTCACCGAACTGTGGTTTGTGTTGAGACTTGCTGCCATACAAATGAGCATGTGCTTTGAAGAAACTACCATGTTTCTCCACATCAAGTCTACTAATATGTTCACCATTAGGACCAATAAAAGCATCATGTAGAACACTAAAGTTCCATCCTAGTGGAAGAGGTTGTTGCTCCATCGCAATCTTATGTGTAACAGCCATTAGTCATGTACCTCAAATACGTGGTAGTTTGGAACAGTGTTTGTCATACCAACATACTCAAAAGTTTTCTTATCATAATCTTCCAATGGTGTACCTTCTGTAAAGACAGCAAACCATCGTTCTTTCTTCTTATGCTGCGGATTGACGATAGCATGTAAATATATGTCATTAGAAACATATGATAGATTGACGATCTTGGTACCTTTCGGTAAGTCTACACGGCAATATGACGCATAACCAAGGTCGTTTATTGTATCAAGTTTATATCTGTGTATCTCTTTAGCCATTAGAATGAACCTCTCTGAATACAGATGCCTTCACCGCTTGTTGGAATCCAACTGCCGCCTTTTGCTATACAAGTATCATACTTTTGCTTCTCGGCATGTCTGCTTTCTGCCGAACTAAAGAAAACAGTACCAAGAAAAAAGCAAACCACTACTGTTGCTGCTATAATAAAAACTTTTTCTGTCTCAATCTTTTCCATCATTCCACCTCAAATATAAAGTAAGTTATGTCGTCGGGAGTATAAGTTGAAGTATATGATCCATTTGTAGTCACTTGTGGATCAAATTTCTGATATGCTGTGCCTATATGCCAATATCGGTTACGATTATCCAGTTGATTGGGTTCTGACCAGTTACCATAGAAAACAAAGTTTCTGGTTACCCTTGGTGCATCTATGTCTCTCACAAGAGCATACATTGTAACACCATTGTTCTTGACATAGTTACAGTCAAGAATAACAGTACCTTCATTCATTGGCCAAGACTGCACCACGCCTTGTGAATATCCTAGGTTGAAAGAGACTATCTTTTTGGTCATCACCATTCATCCCTATTATACTTTCTATAATGCTCACCACAGGTCATACGATATCCATTCTTAGATGGCCATCCACTACCTGCTTCTTTATAACAACCGGGTTCATCACACAAACCAACAGTTTCTTTCAGAGCATCATACTTGTTCTCTTTTATAATCTCCTTGATCTTATCCATCTGCTGAATATCAAACTCATTAGAGATAGTAATACCATCATTACACAACGGAGCATATGCTTCTGGGCCGAAACCCATACGATTATAGATTAGGTAACGATAAGAACCACCTTCTTTGGCGTGTTCTACAATATGACGCATAGCCCAGCGAGTAACGGCAATCTTTAGATCATGCGGACATTCTTCTGCCATTTTGTCCATATGTTCATCTAGTTCAGTAAATGCTTTAGCAATCTCTTGGCTTGCTTCCCACCAAGTCGTTTTTTCTTCACTCATTGTCTTCCTCGATCAGTTTGCGACAACGCTTATACCAATCATTATGCTGCCACTTGACCTTATCGTGCGACAACTCATAATAGTCATTGGCAATGAACCAGACCATCTTCTCATATCGTTCTAGGCGTTCCACTTCTTTTCTATAATGCTCAATTATTTCACCTCTTGTCTTAATAATATTAAGCATCAGTTCTGGTGTTAGTTCCAGTTTATCAGTCATCACATAACTCCTATATCACCATCATCACAGGTATAGATAACTCGTTTCAAACCAAACTCGGCGATGGCACGTTCACAACCGATACACGGTTTGGCCAGGCCCCATACAAACTTATTCGTGAATGGTTTTTCTTTCTTTACCCGTGTGATATAAATGTCACACTTGGAAAGGTCATCAACCTCTACCTCACGCAAGGCATTCTTGATCGCCGCAATCTCGGCATGTAGGAAGATGGCATGAGGATTCTTTCCGTATTTGGCCTGTAACGGATGGGATTTCATACTATTCATTCCGATAGACACAATACGGTTGCGGGAAACAATAGCAGCGGCAAACTTTTCCTGCGGGTGAGGATTAGCAGCCGCTACCTTTGCGAGGGTATGGAGTATGCCTTCATTCACATATTTCATAATAACATTATATACGAAAGTGGTTAGGAAGTCAACTGCGGATACTTATTGACTATCTTTCCTTTTACTACTGAAACGGTGGCAGGAATAGTATTACCAACATCCTTACCGTCATAACGCCACTGGATCTGGATGATACCGACTCCACGGGCGTGCCACGCACGCCAGCCTGCGGCCTTACCAGAACCAAACGACTGATCGTATTCAATCTCAATAACGTCAGTATGACCTAGCAATAGACTATATTGATTACAGAACTTTACTCTTTGATTACCTTTAGTACCAATCTCAAACTTTGTTGATGCTACTGGATCAATTTCAATAGGTGCATTGAACTCATCACCAATATTCTGAATCCCACCCCAAAAGATTTCTTTATCTTTGGTAAATGCGGTGGTTCTATATGATGTCCAGAACTGATATGCTCTGCGTGGATAGATATCTGCGGTTTCAGTAACACCTCTTGAACCAAGATAGTCCATGACCCATGTTGATGTCCACTTATTATCGTGATAATCTTCTTGGTAGAAATGACGGTTATCACCACTGTTCCATACAATAAATGAATATGGTTTACCGTCGGCGCCAAGGCCAAAATTGTGAACGGATAACTCACCTATAATAGGTGTTGGCCAATAATTACGGAATAGAAATGCCATTATTTTTCTTCCTTATGTTTATCCCATTTTCCAACAGGACATTTGGAACTCATAAACATAGTTTTACCATGAAGAAAACAACCACATTTACCACATTGAACCGTGGCCGCTTTGTAGTGTTCACAAGTCTCACAAATCTTCATTCGTTCTAGGGCAACTTTTCTGCGGAGTGCCCATATATTCGTCAATTCAATCATAATAGTATATAGCAAAAGAGCGGGGATTTCTCCCCGCCCTCATAATTATCGCTGAACGTGCATGTGATTGTAGTGTCCGGCCACACGCCACAACACCGTATATCCCTCACTTCTCAATTCGGAAGCAAGGTGATCAAATCTACCTGCATACCCAGAACGTGCTTCAACCACGCCACGACCCACATTAATGTCGATGGCACGGCCAGCGTAGTGTGCCCAACCATGATGAACATGATGGACTCCCCCAAATTTTGGATGCTCCGATACACGGAACCCTCTACGCTGCAAGTCATAGCCGAGAGCGACTAAGGAGTTTGAAGCATGTCCGAAACCCCAATGGTCTTCCTGTTCCTGATGGAACGCTCTGGCCTGTCTCTGGTTCTTAAAACGTGGCTGAGGTGAGACACCCCAATCATCACCACCAAAAATGGCAGCGAGAGGATCGGATTCCTCGGCAACGTGATTGCCTGAATATCGGCTTCTTGCTTCTACGGTCCCCGTCAAAGCAAGGACTGTAATGAAAGCAAATAAAACCTTCTTCATTGTAGTACCTTTCTGTTATGCCTCCACGCACAATGCTCCACACGGAACGAAAGATGAATAAATTGTGGGATTGATTTAGGCGTTAGCCTGACGAGGAGGAGGTTGGTTGCCGGTGCCATTACATCCGTGGTCACCGGCGGTTTATACAGGCCGCAGACGCAAGCCTGTATATCTATTTAGGCATTTCTATCCTCTAAGTTCTGGGAACTTATCGGCACAGATTGATGCTGCCCATGCTTCTGGCTTCACTCTTGGAGTTACACCGGTCATACCCTTGATATAACCAACTGCTTCGCTGATAACACAGGAAGAACCGTGCTTATGGTCTGGGTTGATATCAATATGTACCTCACATTCTCTATCACCTATAACTTCTTCTAGGTCTAGGTATAGTTGTGCAGCCTTCATCACCTCATTCATCAGCCTCATACGAGGCTTGTCCTTTGACTGATCGTAATCTCTTTCGGTTGTAATCTCACCAAAGACCTTAGCACCATGCTTACCGTCTTTATGAATAACAACCACAACGGCATAGTCTGCCCACCAAATACCGTGGCGTCTATGTCTCTCCGAGTCCGATCCAATGTAAATCTTAGAGGACTCGGAGG